GTATGCTTGTATGTTCTACGAGATTACAAACATACCTGTAAAGAAACTTGTCATTCTCATGACGTGTGAGAATGGAGAGGTGACGGTTTACGAAGAGTATGATAAAATGAAATATATGAGATTATTAGTCAAGTACATCGAAAAATTTGTGGAGGACAAATTAAATGGCAACCAAAAATGAAATGAGAGCAGTTCTAAAGAACAAGTTCTTATGTCAAGACAAGTTTACAAATGATATTGAGAACCTAGTGCAAAACAATCTCGATATGAATTACATTGAGGCAATCTGTCATTACTGTGAACAAAATAGTATTGAGATTGAATCTGTATCTAAACTCATCACTAAACCTATGAAGGAAAAATTGAAGGGTAACGCTATGAATCTAAATTATTTGAAAAGAACTTCTAGAGCGAAGTTTCTTGCTATTTGAGGAGCAATCCATTGCCTACATTGACACCATTTGATACCTACAAAGAGTACCTTGCGTACAAAAATCACTTCACTAAAGAGAAGTATGACTACCAAAAATATGGTGGTAAGTCAAGAGCAAAAATAGATTCCTTTTACAAAAGAAAGGATAGGTATTTCTTTGAAAAAATGTCGAGAAAATATAAAGATCCTGAGATCAAGAATTTTTTTCTTGCAAATTTTGTAGACACAGATAATCCACAAGGATTATGGATAGGTAACATCATTAGGTCTGGTGAAACTGTTTATAAAGAGTGGCAAAAAAGAAATGAAAGTTTATTCTACCACTTCAAACAAAAGTCAGAAGAATTTTTAGATCAATATACATATGATGAATTTTTTGATGCATCAAATGGTCATCCACCTATACTGAAAGAGCATCTAGCAGGTAATATAAGTGCGGAAGAGATGTGTGTTTATGAAAAACTTTTTGGGTATTGTAAGGACTATGATAGACAATTGAAAGATCCTGTGTGGAAAGTTGTTGGTATGAAGATAAGGAAGTATATACCATTTCTAAATATTGACAAAGACAAATATAGACAGTATCTTATGAATAAAATCAAGGAGAAACATGAGTAAATTTTTTGAGTCTGATCAAGTGAAGACAGAGATGGATGAGATTACATCTCTTCAAAAAGAATTGTATGATGTCATACTCAAGTTTCCTATGATGAGTAACGAAGCGAAGTCTGATCATATTGATACGGTCAAAGAATTACTTGATCGCCAACAGATTATGTGGACGAGACTCACCCTGTCTGAGGATAAAGAAGCAAAGAAAATGAAAGATTATATTGTATCTCATGCTAAAGAATTAGGTTTTGGTGATGCAGATATGTCAACTATATTCAGTAACATGAAACAAACTTTAGAACAAGTACAAAAAAACCTCAAGTAATGTCTTATTTGGTACATCCCTTACCTTTACAACAGGTGTTTGTAAAGAAAGAATTTTTATACGATCACCAGAAAGGTCATGGTGAATTAACACCAGGTTTATGGATCTCAGTCCGAAGTATACAATCAAAAGCATTATACTTTGAGACATTATTGACAGACTATGGTGCTCTCTTTGATAAATTACCAATCAGTGCATTTGTATGGAAAGAAGACTTTGATAAAGATAATCAATTACCCCTTGACGTATTGCAATTATGGGATTGTTTTGATTACAATATTACTGTCATTCAAAAACCTATGCTAGGTAGATGCCAATTCTTTGGTAAGGATAGGAAGATGCATCCTGGTGAGTATGAATTTACAATAGATACTGCACATCCCGATAGATCAGTGCTCGATGTCAATTTTTCTGAACATGATCCAGAACACAAGACATTCAATGTTATTGCGTTAGACAACGGTCAATTTGCTGCACAACCTAATAATAGAACCATATTTTTTGACAATAGTTTAGTCAACAATGATAATCTAAAGACACCAGACTTCAAAGTATGCACACAGAATTATGCAGTTGAAACAGAACCTAAGTGGTGGTCTGTAGGTCACACAGATGAGTGGGCATACAAAACCAAAGATGAAGAGGATGAGAATATACTTTGATGGTTGCTCAAAAACTGGAGGATATTCTCTCTCTGGTCGAGTAGATAGAAGATACCCTAAGTTATTATGTGAGAAATTTAATGCTGAAGAGTACAATATTGCTCAAAGAAGTGGTAGTAATAAAAGATTGGTAAGAAATTTATTAGAACATGATTTATCTAAATTTGATTTGTTTGTCATTCAAATGACAAAGAGAAAAAGACTTGAGTATTATGATAAAAAATCAAAGGGGTGGGTTTCAATAGGGTATAGAAACACCACTCTACCTCCAAAAGTAACGGGACTATCACATGATATACCTATAGATTATGTTGAGATGAGAGATGAAAATGAAAGAGACGTATCTTTTCATACAATATGGCGTGGTGATGTCATTAGTTTGAATGATGTACGTAGACTTGGACGTGGTACAGATAAAGAAGTATACAAAATAAATGAAGTAAGCACTGACAAAAAAAATTTGATAAAATATTATCTTCATTATTATAGAAATGTATATACTGAGGAGCAGGGCAAGATTGATGAGCAAATGTGTTTCTCAACTATGAAATCAATTCTCAAAAATTATAAACATATAATCATTTACATGCATTCTGATAATAAAACTTATGTGCCAGTAGATTTACAGTATAAAAAAGGTAAAGACTATGAGAGTGGATGGTATATGGGTTCTGATACTCATAAAATAATTTTAGATGACATCTTAAGATTGCTATGAAGATTTATTTTGACGGTGGATCTGATATGAATGGTGCTGAATTAGGCACGGTCTGGGAAGACAGAGAGCGACTTAGATTTTCACGTTTGATTTGCGATCACTTTGGCACGAAGGAATATAATATATCACACGGTGGATGTGGAAATCATCGTATTGTAAGACAACTCTTACTAAACAAGAGACACATATCAAAATTCGATTACGCTGTCATACAAATGACACCTAGATGGAGGACGGAGTATCATAACGGTAAGAGATGGGAGAGAGTCATGGTGCCAAGTAAAAAATGCAAACCATCAAGTAAGATGTGGTTACAAAATACTCTAGCATCACAAAAAACAGATGTAGAATTTTGGAAAAATTATTTTACAATTCATAGTGATGAATTTTTCTTGAGTAATGAGAAAATGTATCAGGTTGCTATACAAAGTCATTGTAAAGCATATAATGTGCCATTGATAATGTTGGGTAGAGCACAGTCATCTGACTTAGATTTTGATTTTTGTTTTGATGAATCATGGATATCAAAAGCACCTGATGGTCATCCTAATGAAGAGGGTCACAAACAAATAGCAGATAGGATTATCAGCATGTTGACAACGCATAAATAATAGTTTATACTACACTTGCGTATGCAAGGTGTTAATCCACCAATCTATTCAATACGACGAATACTACGAGTCAAATTCATGACATTTGCAAATCTAAAAAAACAATCTCGCCTAGGCAACTTGACATCCAAGTTGACCACAGAGATAGAAAAAATGAACAGCAAAGGCACTAACGGTGCCGACGACAGACTATGGAAATTAGAGGTCGATAAAGCAGGTAACGGTTATGCTGTCATCCGTTTCTTACCTGCACCTGACGGAGAAGAACTACCATGGGCAAAGGTATGGTCACATGCTTTTCAAGGACCTGGTGGTTGGTACATAGAGAACAGTCTTACCACTCTTGGTGGTAAGGATCCAGTATCTGAGTACAATCGTTTGCTATGGAACAGTGGCAACGATGCAGACAAAGACCTTGCACGTAAACAGAAGAGGAAACTTACATACATTAGTAACATCTATGTTGTAAAAGATCCTACTAACCCTGAGAACGAAGGCAAAGTATTTCTATACAAGTTTGGTAAGAAAATCTTCGACAAACTTACAGCAGCGATGCAACCTGAGTTTGAGGATGAAGAGGCAATCGATCCATTCGATTTTTGGAAAGGTGCCAACTTTAAGTTGAAAGCAAAGAACGTAGCAGGTTATCGTAACTACGATTCATCTGAGTTCTCTGCAACCAGTGCACTACTTGATGATGACGATGCTCTTGAAGCGATCTGGAAGAAACAATACTCTCTTGAAGAGTTCACTGCTGCTGATCAGTTCAAATCATATGGTGACCTTGAAAAGAGGTTGAATGCAGTGTTGAATACATCACGTCCACCAGTAGCAGCAGAGGTTGCAACTGAAGAGGAGGAGATAGTAACTGCACCACCAGAACCAGTGACCGCTAATGCAACCACTGATGACGATGCACTGTCATACTTTCAACGATTAGCAGAGGAGTAATCCTGTACCAAAATCGACTTTTCATTTCAAAAAACCCCGAAAAAAAATTCGGGGTATTTTTTTGCCTTAAGGTTTTTATACATAAAATATGAAAAACAAAATATCATGACTAGACTTATAAG